CAACATGGAGTACGTACAGGGCTACGTGTGGGCAAGGATGTCTTTGATCCTGATCAACCACAGAACTTTCTTGGGGATGTTAACACAGCAGACCCGCAATCTTTACTTAACCCACGCCCAGATGTTGATCCGGGAAGAGGTTTATTTGGCTGGAATCCTATTTGGAACCCGGCTCAATATATGGTAGGCTCTGTAGGAAGCGTTACCATAGCAACAACAGATGGAGACTAATATGCAGACCCCTAGACTTAGACCAAAAAACTTAAAAAAGAAAAAGAAGGGTGGCGCACCTGCCAACTCTCCAACACCTAAACCTCGCCCAAGAAATCTAGCTACTAAGAAAGAAAAGGATGCGTTGGATAGTGGTTTTCGTATTCAAGAAATGGAAGGCCGCGAAAGAGAAGTCAAGAAAATGGCCTACGGTGGCAAAGCCAAAGTTAAGAAGATGGGTATGGGCGGCAAATGCCGTGGTATGGGTAAGGCTACGCAAGGCGGTAACTATAGTAGAATGGGGTAAGTTCTGATGAACTACACAGAGCTGGTTGCAGCGATAAAAGATTATACACAGAATGAGGAGACGAGCTTCGTCTCTAACATTCCTAGTTTTGTTAGGCAGTCAGAAGAACGCCTTAACCGATCTATAATGGTGCCTGAACTACGTAGAAATGTTACGGCACTTACTTCTAGTGGTAGCCTATATTTAGGCCGACCAGATGATTTCATATCTGTGTTCTCTTTAGCCGTCGTAGATTCGTCTGGGGATTATTCGTTCCTTATAGATAAAGATGTTAATTTTATTCGTGAAGCCTATCCTTCAGCAAGCACTTCTGGCCTACCTAAGTACTACGCTCAGTTTGACGGAGACTCCGAAGGGGAACAAGGTAACTTTATTCTTGGCCCAACACCTGACGACACGTACACTGTTCAGCTACATTACTATTATGACCCGGATTCAATCGTGACTTCAAGCACATCTTGGTACGGCGACAACGCCGAATCCGCTTTGCTTTATGGTTCTTTGATTGAGGCGTACACATACATGAAGGGTGAGGCCGACCTCATCCAATTATATACTGCTCGTTACGACGAAGCTCTTGGACAGCTTACTGGGGTCCAAATACGTAGCTCGACAGACGAGTACAGAGATGGGAGACTTTGATGCAAATTGAAATGGATTTTGGCTTTGACGCCATAAAAGTACATACCGCTAACAACGGAGGGCACAGCCCTGATTCTGTAGCGGAAATGTGTGTAGACAAGCTAATGAGCGTGTCTGCTTCGGCTCCGCCCGAAATACGAATGCAAGCAGAGGCGTACAAATCGCAGATGTTGCAAATTATCGCGCATTATATTAAAGTAGCGGTTAAGGAAGACCGCGCAACAACATGCGTAAAACTACAAGAGGCTGGGTTTCCTGACCTCGCAACCCAACTTAGGAGACTTTAAATGGCCTTTTCAGGTAACTTCATGTGTACATCGTTCAAGAAAGAACTTCTTCAAGGTAAACACAACTTCACCGCCTCTTCAGGCAATGCGTTCAAACTTGCTCTATATACAAACAGCGCAAGTTTCACTGCGGCGACTACTGCATACACTTCTAGTAACGAAGTAAGTAACTCAGGTAGTTATTCTGCCGGAGGCGGCGCGCTTACAAATGTGACACCCACTTCTTCAGGCACGACAGCGTTGACAGACTTCGCTGATCTTGCGTTTACATCAGCTACAATTACGGCTCGTGGGGCGTTAATCTACAACACCACAACTTCAGGTGATCCAACAGTTGCGGTTCTGGACTTCGGTGCAGACAAGACTTCGACTACTGGTACATTTACTATTCAGTTCCCAACAGCGGACGCTTCGAACGCTATTATTCGAATCGCTTAAAAACAAAGGGGTTGCCCTATGGCCTTAATCGTCGCCGATCGCGTACAAGAAACCACTAATTCTACGGGGACTGGGGCTTATACTCTGGGAGGCGCGGTTGCAGGTTTCCAAACATTTGCTTCCGTTGTGTCTAACGCGGATACTGTATACTACTCAATTACTGATAACGCAGATTACGAGGTAGGTCTTGGGACTTATGCTTCTAGTGGGGGAACCATTACCCGCACATCGGTGTTCGCTTCATCTAACTCTAACAATGCGGTTAATTGGGGTATAGGAACAAAGAATATATTTCTTACATACCCAGCAGATAAAGCTGTAGTTGAGGATGCGAGCAACAATGTAACCATTGGCAACAACTTAGTTGTGGGCGGTACAGTAGATGGTCGTGACGTAGCCGCTGATGGAACTAAGTTAGACTTTGTTACGGTTACACAGGCCGTCGATCTTGATCAAATGGAAACTGATATTGCCGCACTTGAAAACGGTATGGTCTATAAAGGTGACTGGAACGCAGGTTCAGGTAGTTTCCCCGGTAGTGGCTCTGCCCAAACAGGCTGGTTCTATTACGTTTCAGGGGCGGGTACTGTTAATGGTATATCATTTGCAGTGGGAGACAACATCGTTGCTACGACAGATAATGCGTCTACTTCTACTTATGCTAGTAATTGGTCGAAGCACGATCAGACCGATGCCGTCCAAGCCGTTGTAGGTTTAACTGGGTCTGTATCAAAGAGCGGCTTGTTATCTGCACTGAATGTAGAAGACGGTGCAAACGTGACAGATGCGGGTAACGTAAATCCGCTAGTGGATTCCCATGTAAATGTCAGCAGTGCAACTAGTGGACAGTATCTTGGTTGGAATGGTAGTGATTACGCTTGGTCAACTGTAGATTTATCAACTAAGTTGAACTTGTCTGGTGGTACTATGTCCGGTGACATAGATGGTAACGGGAACAAAGTTTTATTTGCTAACGTCTATTCAACCGAAGGCGATCTACCAAGTGCTTCGACATATCATGGTATGTTTGCTCATGTTCATGGTACAGGGAAAGGTTACTTTGCTCACGCAGGGGCATGGGTTAAGTTAGCTAATGAATCAACCACCTTGGCGCTATCTGGTGGTACTATGACGGGCGCTATTACAACTAACAGCACTTTCGACGGACGTGACGTAGCTACAGACGGTACAAAACTCGATGGTATTGAGGCTTCAGCGGATGTGACAGACACCGCCAACGTGACTTCGGCGGGCGCGCTCATGGACAGCGAACTGACTAATCTCGCAGCAGTTAAAGCTATCAATCAAAGTTTGGTTACTACAGCGAGTCCTACGTTTGCTGCATTGACTGCGAATGGCAATATAACAGTAACAGGCACAGTAGACGGACGTGATGTTGCTGCTGACGGCACTAAATTAGACGGTATAGAAGCATCGGCAGATGTGACAGACACCGCCAACGTCACTTCGGCGGGTGCGCTCATGGACAGCGAACTAACTAACCTCGCAGCAGTTAAAGCCATAAACCAAAGCTTGGTTACTACAGCCAGCCCTACGTTTGCTGGGTTGAACGCTTCTGGCAACCTAACATTAGATGCGTCAGGAGATATTATTCACGACTCAGATGGTGCTAACTGGCGACTTAAAGACAATGGCACACAAATTTTACATATTAGTAGACCCTCTGGTCAGGTAAAGTTTTTCTCTAGTGTTCAAGATGCTGATATAGTTTTTGGTGGTATGGATGGAACTTCAGCTATAACAGCCCTCACCCTTGATATGTCTGATGCTGGCCGAGCAACATTTAACAGTGGTATTAGCGTAGGTGCTGGCATCCAACAGCAGCAGAATACTCTTACCATGTCAGGTGGTACGTCCACTATAGACTTATCATCCGCTAATAACCATTACGCTACAATGACGGCAAATACCACAGTTGCTTTTAGTAACAAAGACCCGGGTCGTCAGGGCAATATTATATTTAAGCAGGATGGAACAGGTGGGCGTAGTTTCACGCTACCAGCAGAATGTAAGACGCCTGTAAACGGCGCGGCTATTGTGCAAGCTACGGGTGCAAACGAGATCAGTGTGTTATCCTACTATGTGTTAGATTCAAATAATATATTAGTAAACTATATTGGGGACTTTGCGTAATGTCTTGGTTTATCAATGGGATCAAAGAGTGGTCCACTGATTTTACCACTACGTTTAATACATCTCAGTCTACCACCACTACGTTCAGTACATCTAAGTCTACAACTACGACTTTTAACACGACGAGATCAACCACCACTACATTTAACACATCTCAGTCTACCACCACTACATTTAATACTTCTAAGACTACTTCAAGGTCTACTTCAGGAACTTATTACCCTGCCGCGAATGAAAACCCCTCAAACTTTAGATGGATCAGGTATGCTGGAAATGCAATTAATCAATCACATCTTATGTGGGCAGGGGTAGATGTTGGTGCTGGTGGTAATGCGGCAAACCCTATAAATCTAGGTGGCTACACATATTATAGAGGCAACCTTATGTCAGACCCTGCCAATCAGGGGTCATGCTGTGGTGGTATTAATTATAACTACTATAATATAGCGTATCGACAGGGGACCTCTACTACTAGTTTTACAACTACATATAGTACGACGAGATCAACCACCACTACGTTCAGTACATCTAGGTCTACTACCACTACGTTTAGTACTTCACAATCTACAACTACGACTTTTAACACGACTAGGAGTACTACTACGACGTTTAGCACGTCACGAACAACCGAGAGGACGACCGACTTTTATGCTTAACTTATCAAAACCCTGTAAACCTTGTGATGAGGTTAAGAAAGTATTAGACAGCGACACAAACCGCACTATATCCGCACACTTAGAATATAAAGAAGCTGATATTATTTGGTCAGATAAACATAAACCCCTTTTAGAAGTAGAAAAGTACATACGCCAAAAATTTAAAAAAATAGATTTAAATTTAGATTTTGATGTAACCGCTTCAGAGCCTTTAGCATTTAATACTGTGAATTACACTACTTATGCAGGGCTTTTAATAATGCACCCTTTAAATTATGAACAAAGTGTTAGGCAGATGAGCGATGCTTATGGAGATGGTTTAAGGAAAGGTCATGTTGACTTTATAAAAGATCAAGGCTGTCATTCTAAATATACGTACAAATTTACAGCAGAAGAAAAACCAACAGAGGCTTTAGTTGTTTTAACAGGTGGGAATAAGTTAAAGAAGCATTGCTGCGTAGGTAAGTTAGAAAAAATATTAAAAAAGCATGGTCGTGGTAATGTAATATTTAAAAAACATCCTGTTTCTCACGACAAAGTTTATACGGAACTAAGCGATTATCTAGGCGGTATTAAATTTGCAAATGCAGAATCTGATTTGTATACCTTAATGGATAACTGCGAATATGTATATTCGACTATGAAAAGTGAGAGTGCATTAATAGCGTACATAAAAGAAAAGAAAGTAGATCATTTCGATTTGTCTCAAAATAGACATTTAGGTTCTTTCACTCATATAAATAATTTTTTATATACTACGCCTGACCCTTTAAAATGGGCAGACCAAGCATTTGCATCAGCGAAGTCCGGTGTAATACACCCTAGCGTAGATACAAACTGGAAAGAAAAAGTAGATGAGTATATTGAGTATTTGCTTTTTTTACGTGGCAAGTATAAAAAAGGCTACGTATAGGAGGCAACAATGCTAGGAACAGCAGCGGTAAGGGATACATGGCTAACTAAGTTACAATCTGATTTAGAGTCTGGTGTTTTGACAGAAACCAAATCTGTAACTGATTACAGAGATATTTTAAATAGTATACCTGATGACACTGCCTACGAGGATGTAGATTGGCCGGAGTACCCAAGTGCCTAATATAAAATTTAGTACTCATCCAGATATATTAGGTAGTATACCTCACCCTAAACCAGCCTCAAAGTTTATCCCTAGTTGGTATAAAGATTTGAAGAAAGAATACCGATGCCCAATGTCTGACCCTGTCGTACCAGCTACATTAAAACAATGTGTACCTGTTAGAGATATGATGACAAGCGGTTACATAATACCTGCTTGGTGCGATTTGCTTTTTAAAAGAGACAGTAAAGGTAAACTACACGTTGGAAATTTACGCTTACCTGCAGAATTTAATGGTTTATACAATATGGGTTTTTCGGCACATGATGTTAACCAAGTTAAGGGGACACCTTTAGAGGCTTTTTGTGATGGGGATAAAATGATGAAGTTAAACAACCCTTGGATGATTAAAACTCCATCTGGGTATTCTTGCTTGCTAATGGCTCCTTTTTACGAAACTTCTGATATTACTATACTACCGGCAGTAGTTGACACAGATAAGCACCTGTTACATACTAATTTTCCATGTGTAATATCCTCTGATGAAGCGTTTGTAAAAAAGGGTGATCCTTTAGTGCAAGTCATACCTTTTAAAAGAGATAGCTGGACAAGTGAAATAGAGGCTATAGATACGCAAGAGCAGGCTTCTTCTTTGGTGCAGTTTGTAACAGAAATAAAATCTAAATACACAACAAAGTTCTGGGAACGTAAATACTATAGATAGGCGATGCCTTACGAGACTAAAATAATTTTATAGGGGTACATAACATGCCAATAACGCCAAGCGGTACAATATCTATCCAAGATATAATGACAGAACTTAGTATTTCTGGCACAACTTCTATGAACGACGCAGATGTTCGAGGGCTTATTGATAAAGCCGCAGGTGCTCAAATGGCTATGTCTGAGTGGTATAGTGCACAAAGTGCCTTTGCTTTTAACCTTACATCTAGCGTGGAAGCTGGCGGTACTGACTTGAGTACTTTAGCAACAGCCGCAGGTTGGGATGGGACCGTACCCATCGTAATGACTGTAAACTCTGGTGTATATATTCGGTCAACGACAACAACTCAACCAGCACTAACAATCGATGTAGCTGAGTCAGAAGTTATAAACAATGGTGCTATTTTTGGTTATGGAGGCAGCGCTAGCGGTGCTGGCGGACACGCTATTAAGATAAACGCACTTAGCACTATAGTAACTAACAACTCTGGGGCATTTATTGCTGGGGGTGGCGGTGGTGGTGGTGGAGGTTCTCGAGGTGGTGGAGGCGCAGGTCAAGCTGCCTATAACACCGCAGGGGGTAATGGTTCTACTTTAGGTGTTCTATATTATGCAGGGCTCAATAGAACAAATGGTTCTGCAAGTGGTTTTGTTACGCTTGTTACAGTGGTTGGGGGTCAGAGTGGCGATCAAGGTGGCGGGGGCGTTACTAATGTCTCTACTTATGCGTATGGTAGTGGCCAGTCTTGCGGTTCTTTCTATGGGGGTGGTTGCCAAACAATTAATGTAGAAGGACCTGTAAATAATAACCCTGCGCCGGGTGGTTCTATATTAAGCGCAACAACAAATGCCGATGGTTCTACATCCTTTGGTGGTGGTGGCTGGGGACGTGCCGGCAAAGGCACTGGTGGTGGTGGTGGTGGCGATGCGATTAATACAGGCTACTCATATACTTACACAAATAACGGTACAGTATACGGAAGTGTATAATGAAAACCGTTGAAGTAGCCCCTACATATTTTTTAGCTGATGATAGGTTAGACATCATATGTAAATATCTATATGTAAAATCTAAGCATACTAATATAAACTATACACGTTACAAAGAACTGTACAAAAAATGTATACACCGGCAAACAGACGCAGTAGAACCTATTGATAAGTATATACCTAAGCAAACCCCAAAGAATAATATACAAGATTACATAGATAGTTTTGACCGTTTAATTAATAACTTTGAAACACAAGGTTACAATAAAGAATACCCTATATATTCTGATTATGTAAAAACGATTAACGGCGGTGCTCATAGAATAGCGTGTTCTCTATACTACGAGCAAAATATTCCCACAGTGCTATGCGTTGCCCCTCAACCAAAGTATAGGTCGTTAGACAGGAAGTGGTTTGAGACAGAAGGTTTCTCTGAAGAAGTTATCGCAGAGTGGGAGGAAACACTTGTTGAACTCAGTGGTAGTCGGTAATGGTAAATCCCGAAAAGGTAGAGACTTGAGGGCTATACCTAATGCCTATATAATAGCATGTAATTGGTTCTTCAGAGACGAATTTGAACCCGACATACTAGTAACTTCTGATGAAGATATTGCTGAACATATATCTGAGGAATACCCTAATATTAAAAACCACCATAAATCTACAGTGAAGTATTCATCGGGGGCAACAGGTACATACATAGCGGCTAAAAAAGTTAAATCAGATAATATATTCTTAGTTGGTATGGATTTTTATGGTATTAACGGGAAAGTTAATAACTTATATTCTGGTGAACTATACTATACACCTGAGAACTGGGTAGCACCTGATAGTATTAGTAATGATTGGCAAAAACAGTTTGAATGGATTGTAAAGGAATACCCAAAGATTAACTTTTATCATGTTGATCCTTTCGAAGATAGAAGCCCTGAGTGCCTTATAAGACTTCCTAATTTCCAAAAAATAACTTACGCGGATATGGTAAAAAGGGTGGCAATATAAAATGCTTGGTTTTACAGCCTACGAATGTATAATAGCCGCTAAGATTAATCCGTATGAAAGGGCTTATGTAACATGTTAGGTTTCTCCCCATATTCAGCAACTGCCTTTTCTGACTTAGGTACAACCGAACAGCTATTTGTTGCTACAGGTGTTGTTGGTAACGGGACTATAGGCACTGTATCAGTTACGGGTACCCAGAGTGGGCTAACTCTTGGCTCAGTGCAAGGTTCTGCGGTAGTCAATGATGTATCGGTAGATGCTGGCGCAACTGCGGCGGTTAGTTTGCAGACGGGTGCAGTGGGTGATGTAGGTACAGTTATATCTTCTACAGATTTAAGTATCATACCCACAGGGGTTGTAGGTACGGGCGTTACTCCAAGTGTTAGTGTACTCAACGCTTCGGTTATTAGCCCTACAGGTGTACACGCTACAGGTGATGTTAGCTCTATAACAATGACGGGCACCGCTACGATCTCCATAACAGGCGTATCCGGGGCTATGGGTCTAGGCACTGTGCAGGGCCAAGCAGGTGCAGGTGCGGATGTTACTGGAGTTTCAGCTACAGTTAGTGTAGGCTCTATAACAATGACGGGTACAGGATTGATAACTCCGATTGGGGTATCGGCCGAAGGTAGTGTCGGACAAGCACTTGTATGGGGCGATATTAAACCTAATCCCGGTACAGTATGGACAAGAATAGCAGCATGAGGATGAACAATGCCTAGTACATATACAAACAATGGTGGCATAGAGCTCCCAGCCAACGGAGAACAAGCCTCTACATGGGGTAACACTGTCAACGATAACATGAATATAATAGACCGCCTGATTAACGGTGTAGGCTCTATTACTCTATCTGGTACGACACATACTTTGACTACTAGTGACGGCACAACTTCTGACGGGCATTATAAAGTTCTCGTACTAGGGGGTTCTCCTTCTGGCACTAACACGGTAACTGTGGCCCCAAACAACGGGCAGCACATATACATCGTTAAGAATGGTACTGGGCAGACAGTCACATTTACTCAAGGTTCTGGGGCAAACGTCAGTGTATTAGCTAACACAACTAAAATAATATACTGCGATGGTGCAGGTTCTGGTGCAGCGGTTGTGGACATTACAGGTTCTTTAGACCTTGGATCGTTAATAGTAGCAGGCACTACAGTCACTGCAACCGGCGCAGAGTTAAACATAATGGACGGAGTAACATCTACTACCGCCGAGATTAATAAACTCGATGGCTTTACGGGCGACGTTGCTGATTTAAACTATTCTAAAGATTTACGAGCCACAAACGTCACAACTGCTGAATTTTCTGTTCTTAATGGTTTAGCATCTACAACTGATCAACTTAACATACTAAATGGGGTCACGGCCACAACTCAAGAGTTAAACTATGTTGATGGAGTTACCTCAAACCTACAAACACAACTTAATGCTAAAGCGCCTTCTACAAACCCTACGTTCACAACACCTACGCTTGGCTCTGCTATTACAATAACAGGTGGAACGCAAAGCTGGACGGTAACAGCGGCGGGCACACACTTAACTTTTGCTTATAACGGTACAAATGTTTTTCGTGTAGACAGTTCTGGGAATATGACCGCAAAAGGTAATGTCACTGCATATGGGTCTCTATAGACACTCGTAATTATTCCGTTGGAGGTTTAAGATGCCACTACAAAAACTTCAGTTTCGTCCCGGGATTGTACGAGACACAACTGATTACACTAACGAAGGTGGTTGGCGAGACGGGGATAAAATCCGTTTTCGTTTAGGTTTTCCTGAAACTATCGGGGGTTGGACTCGATATACTAGTAGTACTTTTCTTGGAACCTGTAGAGGTCTTCATAGTTGGATATCTCTTACTGGCGCAAATTTTATTAGCGCGGGTACTAACTTAAAGCTTTATATACTAGACGGTAACGATCCAATAGACATTACACCAATACGTGCAACAACTTCTGCAGGGGATGTTACCTTTGCGGCTACTAATGGCTCTTCTACAATTACTGTATCAGACACAAATAACGGCGTGTTCTTAAACGATTTTGTCACGTTCTCAGGGGCGGCGAGTCTTGGCGGCGCTATTACCGCCGCGGTGTTGAACAAAGAGTATCAGGTTACTTCAGTAGTCAACGCTAACTCCTACACTATCACTGCTACGGCTACGGCTAACTCTTCAGACACAGGAAATGGCGGCGGTTCTGTAGTAGGTACGTACCAAATAAACTCAGGTCTAGACTCTGCTGCTAGTGGTAGTGGGTGGGGCGCAGGTACTTGGAGTCGTGGAAGTTGGAGTTCTGCGGCGGACGTATCAATAGCGGGCGCGCAACTACGTTTATGGTCTATGGACAATTTTGGGGAAGACCTTATCGCTAATGTACGTGGTGGGGGCATCTACTATTGGGACGCTTCTGCAGGTACTTCTGCTCGTGCAGTGGATATTACTACACTAAGCGGGAACAACCAGCCGCAAGCAGCTAACCTTGTTCTTGTTTCTGAAAGAGACCGGCATGTCCTTGCCTTTGGTTGTGATCCTCAAGGTGATCCCGGAAACCTTGACCCTTTAACTATACGTTTTTCTGACCAAGAGAGTTTTACTGATTGGGCGGCAACATCAACTAACACCGCTGGAGAACTACGTATAGGTACGGGTTCTGAAATTATTGCCGCGGTACAAACCAAACAACAAGTTATAGTGTTCACAGACCGCTCCGTGTCTTCAATGCAGTTTATCGGGGCACCGTTTACCTTTGGTTTATCTGAAGTATCTACAAATACTTCTATCGCAGGGCAGAACGCCGCTGTTGCTTTCGGGGACGCGGTTTACTGGATGGGCGACGAAGTCTTTTATGTGTACGATGGTAACGTAAAACTTATCCCATGTCCTATAGAAGAATATATTTTTGACAATATGAACCTTTCACAACGCTCTAAAATAACTTCAGGGTTAAACAGTAAATTTAACGAAGTGTGGTGGTTCTATCCGTCAACCGAGAGTGAAACAAATGATAGTTATGTAGTTTTTAACTACGCCGAAAACAGTTGGTATTATGGAAACCTTACCCGCACCGCATGGTATGATAATGCTCTTTCCAATCTACCTATAGCTGCTTCTACCGATGGGTACTTATATTTCCATGAAGATGGGCTCGACGATGGTAGCACTAACCCTCCCAGCCCTATAAGTAGTTACATAGAATCCAGCGCTATAGATATGGGCGACGGAGATCAGTTTATGTTTGTGTCAAGAGTTTTACCGGACTTAACATTTCGTAATTCTACCGCTACTCCGCTAGCCACTTTTACAGTGAGTGCTAGGGATTTTCCCGGGGCTAACTTTGATCAGACAGATTCCGGTAATGCAGTGCGTACGTCTGAAGCACCTGTCGAGCAATTTACGGAGCAGTTGTTCTTTAGATTGCGAGGTAGGTCTATGGCTTTAAAAGTTTCGTCAAATACGGTCGGGACGCAATGGAGACTTGGTACACCTCGTGCAGATATGCGCATAGATGGGAGGCGTTAATGGCTCAACAAACACCAATCCCGTTCTTCGCCGCTGCTCCCCCCGAGTATAGCCAAGAGTACATAGCGCAGGTTACAAGAGCGTTTGCTTTATACACTCAACAGCAGCAAAACCCCGGTCCTGTTAGAGCTAATACTTTAAATTTAACTGGACTTTCCGTCTACGCAAACAACGCCGCGGCTGTGTCTGGTGGTTTGGCAGTTAATGATGTATATAAGACCGCAACTGGGGAATTAAGGATAGTAGTATGACCGATAAAACAACACCTGAACGTAAAGATATATCTGTGCCGATCACTGCGCCGAAACCTGCTGGTGGGGGCGTATTCTAGTGGAGATGGCCGCAATTTGGAATATTGGCTTAACCGCAGGTGGAGGTTTTTTAGTGTGGTGGATTAAATCTCACCATGAAGAAGTAAAGCGTGTGACTATCCTGCTTAACAGAACTCGAGAAGAACTAGCTAAAGAGTACGTCACTAAGTACGACTCTAACCAAGTGTTAGGTCAAATAATGAGTAAGTTTGATAAGATAGAAGAGAAGCTAGATAGGTTAGTGGAGCGACAATGATACGTTTACTTATAGCGGTACTCTTCTTTATTGCAGGTCTTGCTATAGGTAACTATGTATTTGCTGATGATACAATTCGGACTGATACTAACAGTACTATAACTTCTAATGGTTCGATGGATACTACCATCAACAGTCCGCCGCCTTCTGC